GCCGCTGAAAAGTTAATCGGCGGGTTCAAGACCACTCAATTCATTGAGATTGACCCTTTTTGTCAATCGATTCTGAAAAAACACTGGCCTGAGGTTCTAGTTCATGACGACATCAAGAGCTTCAGGTCATCGCCCGGAAAATTTGAGGTCATTACCGCCGGGTTCCCCTGCCAAGACCTCTCCCAGGCCGGGAAGCAGAAAGGATTGTCAGCCGAAAGAAGCGGGTTGTTCTACGAAGTCATCCGTTTGGCTCGGGAACTTCGACCTGAATTCCTGCTGCTTGAAAATGTTGGAAATATGCTGTCTCACCAAAACGGGCAGACGTTCCAAGAAGTGCTCTTTCAAATTGCCAAAGCAGGGTTTGATGCTGAATGGGCACTTATACCAGCGTCAGATCTGGGAGCCTGTCACCAGCGAAAAAGAGTGTGGATCATTGCCCACTCCCAGAGCAAACAGGGCGATGACGGTGGATTTGAGAAGACAACAGGATCGACCGGACCTGCAGCCGAATCTGGAAACAGTGATGGCAAGAATGCTGCCCACACCAGTCAATTCCATATACAAGGACGTTGGACCGAAAGGGAGCAAATCCAGTATTCATCAGGCGAAACGTGGGGAACTTTGTGGAGTCATCAAGGAATTGAACGACTCGATCCCAATTGGCATTCCTACTTATCTGAACCCGTTCTTCGTCGAGGAGATGATGGGCTTTCCGGTCGGGTGGACCGCTTGAAGTCCTTAGGAAACAGCATCGTTCCTCACGTTGCAGCCGTCGCGCTTCAAAGGATCAAAAATTTGAAAGCTCAGCGAGACCAGAGTCCGGGTTCCCTCAAAGAGACGGAATGAGAATGCTTTGCATCCCAAAAACTCTTAATGTCGGGGCACTATACAGCGCCGCATCTCCATGGCTGCAACCGGAAGGGACCGAAGGGATCGCGGTCAAAACGCTGACAAAGTAATCGAGGCGGCAAAAGCCAAAGCCAGACGTGCGCTCAGGCAGAAAAACCCCAAGCTGACCGCTTTAGAACGTGCGTTCTACCTGAGATTTAAAGAGTTACAAGCGGCGGAGGCAAAGAATCTGATCCGAATCAAGCCCAGACGCCGCTCAAGACAAAAGGCCGCATAAACAGCACTGAACTTTCTGAGATAGAAAGAAAAAGGTACTGGACGGGCAAGTTGAATAGAGATGATCTCATAAATCGCCTCAACATACTTGCCTTACAGATGCCCTTGGGCCTGTTACACCGGCTTATTAAGGACGCTGAGGAGTTCATCGCTTGGCACGAATCTAAGAAGGAACTTCGCCGCAAGTATCGCGGCAAACAACCAAAACCAAGGGGGTACAACCGTTTTGATTGACCGGAGAATCGCTGAACTCTGCGTTAAGCAGGAGATGATCAGACCGTTTCATCCACAAGCGGTCCAACCTTGCTCTTACGACGTGCATCTAGGACCTAATGCGGTCGTCGAACGCCGGGATGGCTTCAAGCCTGTTGACCTGAGTTCCTATGACGAAACTCACCCCTACTACATGACGCCAGGTGAATTTATCCTGGGCGAGACGGTGGAATTCATCAAGCTGCCCGACAACGTCGAAGCTCACTTGCACTTGGTCAGTTCACGCGCCCGCGAAGGGTTGAACCACTCATTAAGTGGCTTGGTGGACTGTTCTTGGGAGGGGAAATTAACACTGGAGCTGAAGAACATTTTGAAGTACGGACATATTCCTATCTACCCAAACCTCAGGATTGCACAGCTTTCTTTCTGGGAATACAGCGAAAACGCTCAAAGGCCGTACAGAGGCCGTTACTTTGGAGATACAAAGGTAAGTATGGTCAAGGATGGGGCGGATGTATTACGAACACAATGAATACAAAATCTATGAAGTAAGCTTCCCAGTGGGAGGTGATGCAATGTTTTTTGTCATTATTAATGATTCAAGACATTACTTCAAGAGCTTGACTCAGGCGAAGTTGTATCTGGATCATCAAGATGCCGTGTCAACTTAATCATTCCATTTTCGTCAAATTCCCATGACAAATACGTATTGTCGTCCCAACCTGTTTCCTCTAGGACTTCATCGGGAATATTGATCAAACCGTCCTCACCAACAGTTACCAACCAACTTTTTCTAGTCATATATGTCTAGAGATAGAGAGAAAACTAAAGAAGAACTTTCTCGTCAGCTTATTGAATATCTTAAGCTGTCAAGACGACCTAATTTAAGCGCGGGTGCCAGGGCCGTGCTGCAGCTTCAGATTTCACATATTGAAAATTTGCTGCGTGGGAAGCACGGGATATAAAAACCCGGTTAAGGCTGAATTGAAGCGGTCGCTTTTCATCCTGGAAAAGATAATCTCAAAACACGGAAGCCGTGAGCATCTCAATGCCATCAAAAAACTCGTTCGACAACACAGCACCAGCCGCCCTGCCCGTTTTTTATCGGACCTACAGCCGAATGGTTGAAGGGGAAGGACGTGAGACCTGGGAGCAAGTAACTGATCGAACGGTCGCCGGAATTGCAGCACTGGGCAAATTCACCGAAAAAGAGACAGCCCTAGTGCGTGAGATGCAGGAAGCACAGCAGGTTCTCCCGTCTGGGCGGTGGTTGTGGACTGGAGGCACCGAATGGCTGCAGGACCAGAAAAACTTCAGCGGTGCATACAACTGCACATCCACGCGGGTGACGGATATTCAGAGCCTTGCTCTGATGATGGATCTGGCAATGATGGGCAGCGGGACTGGTGCTGTCATTGAGGACCGGCACATCTCGAACCTGCCTTCAGTCCGCAATCGAATCAAAGTTGAGGATGTTGGCAGCGTCGGTGGTACGGCACCTAAAAACCGTAGGGAGCACACCTATGTAGAGACCCGAGGAAACAGCGTCGTTATTGATTGCGGCGATAGTCGGGTCGGCTGGGTCGAGGCTTATGAAGCGTTCCTAGATCTGGCGTTCAGCAATGAATTTGATCACACCCGCCCGGTCCAGGTGTATGTCGACCTTTCCCGAGTTCGCAGTGCTGGACAGAAACTCAAGGGTTTTGGCGGCACATCCAACCCTGTGAGATTGCCGGATCTGTTCCCACGTCTGGCAAACATCCTGAATGGTGCTTACGGCAGACAGCTCACATCTGTAGAGGTTTGCCTGTTGATTGACGAAGCCGCAGTGACAATCGTGGCGGGCAACATCCGCCGCAGTGCTGGCATGCGCCAATTCAGTTCAGATGACGACGCTGCTGCAAAAGCAAAAGACAATCTCTGGCAGCAGGATGACGAGGGGAACTGGAGGATTGACCCAGCTCGGGACGCCCTCAGAATGGCGAACCACACCCGTGTCTACCACCAGACTCCTGACTACAAAACGGTTCTTAAGGCAGTCACCAAGCAATTCCATAGCGGGGAGGGTGCCATTCAATTCGCACCCGAAGCCATCGCTCGATCCAACGCCGACCTGCTCAACGAGTTTGAGAAGAAACGTGAGTTCCTGACCATATACGGACGGTTTGGCTCTGGGGCAGCACGTCAATACTTGAAAACTCTGGCGATTGACGAGGGGCTGGAGATCACCGACAAGGAACTGGATCATCGGATGGATCGATATGGGCTGAACCCCTGCGGTGAAATTCTTGGCGCTGATTTTCACTGCAACTTGTCAGAGGTCCATCTGAACAAGATCGATCCACTTGACTACGAGACACTCGACAAAGCTTTTGAAGCAGGTGCCCTGGCGGTGGCCGCACTGTTGCATCACCAGTTCAAAGAGCCTCGCTATCAGGAGTCTCGGGAAATGGATCCCATCGTGGGGGTCAGCTTCACTGGCTTCTTCGATTTCTGCGTCCACGCCTTTGGGACCGAATGGCTTCAGTGGTTTGCTGATGGTCGCCCCGATGGCTCCAAAGGCAGAGTTTTCAAAAAACTTGAGGCGGATTATCTGAGCCGTTGGCGTGTTGTGGTTGCTCGAACAATCACCGAATACTGCAACCGCCATGGTCTACGGGTCCCGAACCGGTACACCACAGTTCAACCCGCTGGAACAAAATCGCTGCTCACCGGAGCATCGTCTGGGTGGCATCCCCCAAAAGCAGCACGTTTCATCAGGCGGATCACATTCCGAAAAGATGATCCTGTTGCCCTGGCCTGTATGGATTACGGGTACAGCGTCATCCCAGCTCAAACAGACAAGGACGATGAAGGTCGTCTATTGGATGATCCGTTTGATCAACGCTGCACGGAATGGCTGGTTGAAATTCCAACCGAGGTCTCCTGGGCCAACATTCCTGGCGCTGACGAAATCGACATCAGCAGGTTCTCCGCCACTGCCCAGTTCGACTTTTACATGCAAGTTCAGCGGTTCTACACGACGCACAACACCTCAGCGACAATTGAATTCCGCGAAAACGAGATTGAACAGCTCGCGGCTGAGATCTTCACAGCGATTGACAGCAATCAGGGTTACATCTCTGCAGCGTTGTTAGCTCGGTTTGACAGTCACCAGACATTCCCACGAATGCCGTTTGAGCCCATCGAAAAGCTTGAATACTTCCAAGCCATGGCCGAAGTACATCAGCGCCGCAGAACTGAGGATTTTGACGCCGCGTTGAAATCCCATGACGGCACCACGCTGATCGAGGCTGGTCCCGCCCCTTGCGATTCCGACTACTGCCTGAAATCTTCGGCAGAGGCAGAGGCCAAGCCGTTCTCTGCTGACAGCATGTTCGCACCCATCAAATAGTGGGAGAGCAAGAACCTGACCTGAGAAGGCAGATCATTGAAGCCATTGAGCAGGATGAGGAAGACCATCACACTCTTCCTCATTACGGCTTGATCGCAGATTGGAGATTGAGGTACCTAGACCTTCGATCTCTGGTGTTGAGGTACTTACAAGAACAAAATGGAGCTACTTGAGGGCTTGCAAATACTATTCAAGGGGCAATCTAATGTCGCAATAATGGCAAAGAAGTTGGACATGCCCCTTGAAACACTCCAAGAAGAATTCAGGCAATATGTGTTGGTTAACCCAATAGATCCTGATGTCTGGCAACTAGACATTGAAATCAATTGGCCGTATCACACATAGGTGCTGAAGTTTGGATTCTTACGAGCTTGAGAACTGGCGCAAAATAAAAACCGCCCTTGAAGAGGCGGGTAAGACAGACACTCATTTCTATAAGAGAGCCGTGTCGATTCTTTCTGGTCAGGGTGACTACATGAGCCACCCCCCAATGCCTAATCAAGAGGATTAAACAAATACAGATGCCATTGGAACTGGTTCAGGTATGCCATCGATCTTCCGAAAGAAAGCAGTGACATCAAAGTCCTGAGACAAGTCGGACCAGTAGCCCTCGGCTTGTTCCGCCGTTCTGCGCCAAGAGAATGCATAAACATGACTGTCATCACGCTGATTGAATTCTCTGGCGATATTTGCGGCTAGTTGGTAGTTGCCAACGTGGCAAACCATCTCCACAAAACGGCGGCCATTTTTGCGGCACCTGCGAGTCACATAGATGCCCCGCTTGCTTCCTACTCCCATCAAGAAGCCTCCATTTCAAGGATGTCGCAAATAGCTCGGATATACCCAAGCCAAAAATAATTTTTTAAATGAGCATCACGTCCTTCCGTGGAACACCAGTCTTCGTGCTGTCTGGCCTCCGCCCAGCTCTTCAGACTGACGATGCTGCTCCTGCGAACATCGATGAGAGGATCAGGCTGATGCATGAGCTGCTTCAGTTCTTTCCCTGTCTTGATGGAGGAATGATTTGTGAACACACGCTCTGAAGCTGAGCGGTCTGTTAAACCTTTTGTTGAACGGTTTGTTGAACGGGTCATGAGATTGATGTTTGGTTCTGTAGGAAGCGTTGGAAAGCACCACGGCGGGGTTCAAACCGGTGCTTGCGTTGCCTGATCTTTGACCTGAAGTGGATGTAAACCTTGCGCCCATTTCGGAAGAAATAGTCGCCACCTTTTGGCCCTTTGAATACAGCAGCGTCATCGGGCACCTGCGAGATGTGAACCTCGGTCATCAGCGGTTACGGAAACGACGGGCGGCTTGAGCCTTCAGTTCCTTTTTGTCCAACCACCGCTTGTAGTGCTTCTCATGGATCTTTTTGCTGTGCCCCATTGACCGACACAATTCGTCCAGAGTGATGTGATCAAACTTGGACCCTGTGTGAAAAGCAGCGGCGAATGCATGCCGCAGGTCGTAGCACTGCGCGTCCTTTCTCCACAGCAGCTCAGGAACATTTTTCCGATACCTGTAGAACTGCGTTGAAGCGCGATTACCCAACTGCTTGCCCGTGTGATCTGGATTCGCTTCAGGCAGCCGAGCGTTTCTCAGGTCCCAACGATCAATCCAGTCATCTCGGCGGGGGAAGACTGCGCGATAACCAGTCTTTTTGGATTCAAGTTCAATGAAACCGTCCTCGTCCGGCAGCTCAATCAGCGTGAATGGCTCATGAGTTCTGAGGCCATAAACAGCGATAAATCCGAAATACTGTCTCCACATCGGCGTGGGGATGCTGTCGATGAATAACTCGACGTAACGATCAGACGGAATCGTCCGTGGATTGATCTCTTGATCCGGCGAATAGTTGTTTTCATCTTTTGCCTTCTCAAGCCAATCCGAATCGATCTTGATCGTCGGGCAGCACTTCATGATCCGCTTGATCGTTGTCAGACGCCGCTCGTAATCGCGTACATCGGTCTGGCATTGCTCAACCCAGCTCTGCAGCTTTTGTGCGGTCACAGGGCCAGTCAGAGCCCCTAACTGCCGCATGTGCCGTGCATAGTCCTGATCCTTCCAGTCGGTCCCCTTCTTCTCAAGGTGGGCTCTGAGCTGGGCCACCAGAGCCGTCCATCCATTGAATTGAGTGGGCTCCTCCGACTTCTCAATTTCCAGCAACTCCAGAGGCCGCTCCGCCTGATCCATGTCGAGGCAGAGCTGGTACAGGCGTTTCAATGCACCCTGCTCAGCCCACCTGATTGAGGTCGCATGAGTTTTTGAGCCATCCTCAAAACCTGAGCGAGCCACGATCATTGCGTAAGGACTTTGCCTTGTAGTCCTGATCTTGAATCCGACGCCTAACTCTTTCAGGCTGGTGTTCGCCTGGACGGTGTCGAGCGTGCTCTGAACACTAATCATTTCTATACCGGTGGTGGTTTTGAAGTTTCTAGTACAAAAACCCCCGCCCCGCAATAGATCCCAGTCATAGCCTCGCAGGTTTTCAGGATGAAAACTGTCTCAGTCCAATAGAGGACTCAGCGCGAGACACGAAAAAAGGGGCTCAGAGAACTCCGAAACCCCTTGCGGTCACTACGTTTTGGAAAGTGGAGCCAAGGAGACTCGAACTCCTGACCCCCTGCATGCCATGCAGGTGGACCGGAAATGAGACTGGCTCCAGCGCAGTCAATTTCAGCGAAGAAATTTGAAAGCTATACCGAGTCTTATACCGAGGTGATTCGGACAAGTCGGCCAAAACGGGGGAGATTGCACCGTTTGGACACTACAAAACGCTCTTACAAAGGGCAACCGGGTCGAGGGGCCAGGTGCTGCCAAAACGCGAACCAGTAACAGCCGATACCATTGGAATGACGTTGAGCCCCCCTGGGGCTGCATAAGAACCACACAGGCAACGGGGTGTGGGCCATGGAGTAAACGCCATGAACGTACTAGAACTCGTCCGTAATCGGACCAAGAAGCAGAAGGCTCTGCAAGACGCCCAGAAGCAGCTTTGCTACCGAGGCGTGGTCTATATCCAGAAGCCGTGCTCTTGCCGCTCACGGGCCGCTTAAAAGCGGTTACATAAGGTCAGTAAGACCTTGATTCAAATGTTCAATCAAATCCATGGGAGGGATGACCGTCGAGAAATCGAGGTTGACCCTCCTTCTTCTTATGAAGAGCCCAGCAACAATGAATACGAAGTAGATATTGCAATCAACAAGATTCAGGACCCCGACCATTACAAGCAGGGCGTCTCACCATACGACGTTGCGAAAAGTATGTATGGGCCAGAAGGTCTGCTCAAATTCGTTACAATCAACTCAGTAAAATATATTCAGCGTTACCCCTTTAAGTACAAGGGAGATCCTGATAAGCAACTGGATGATCTGATCAAGGCAAAGAGAAGCCTAGAGACTGCAATCGAGCTGCATAAGGAGATCCATGGTGACCAACATATTAGACATGGGTGATTCAAAGGCAAGATATTTACGCTTCCGGTATACAGGAACGCTAGACGATTTAAACGCGCTAAAAGACAACATCGAAGAGATGATGCGCGAGCAGGGTTGGAAAAGAGGGTTCTCCGAAATGGGGCCACTCGACTCCAACCCTGATATTTATGCCTGGGCAACTGGCTGGAAAAGGTTTGCCACTAACGAGCAGGACTAATCATCCAGCATCAGAATTTCAACGACAATCACGTAGGTCACAAAGACCATCAGCAGGAATATCATTACAGCGATATCCCACGGAAACGCATTCATCCTCTTCCTTGTCCTCGATAAGGTTTGCGACGTGGTGAGCGTTTTGTACGCCC